GGACCAGGAGGTCGCAGGTTCAAATCCTGTTTTCCCGACCATTTTCTTGCAGATGTAGTTCAATGGTAGAACCACAGCCTTCCAAGCTGTTGACGGGGGTTCGAATCCCCTCATCTGCTCCATATAAGAAGCATTGGTTTGATACAATTCGTATCAGGCCTTTTTTTGCTTTAATAAGGGCTTTTTCTTACTTTGATGAATGGGTTTTGACATCAAAAGTTGTAAAAATCAAGGATAAAACTCGAGAGCATAATAGACGCTTACACGATTTGATTGAATTTTACACGATTACAAGTCATTTTACACGATTTGCCTTTGATTTACACGATTTGCTTATATGAACTATCAAACAATTAATATATCTATCTAAATGTTTTGACTTTTAGTTTCAATTTTTATAAAAAGTGATATAATAATGTTAACGATATGATGAGGAGATGTCCTATGGAATATTCACAAAAAATAAAGCTTCTTAGGGAAAAAATGTTTGTCTCACAAAAAGAGCTTGCAGAAACACTAGGAGTTTCTTTTGTTTCAGTGAATCGCTGGGAGACCGGTAAATTTAACCCAACTATTAAAGCTAAAAAAAAGCTTAATCAATTATTTATTCAGTATAAAATTGCGGAGGGTAATGATGACAATAAATGACAACAAATTAATTTTTGAACAAAAAAAGAAACAATTTATAGAAAGAATAGATTTAATTGCAAAAGAATCATTTAATAACGAGCAAAAAGAAACTGCAAAACAAATTATTGAATCAGCTAATGAAAATAACATAGATGCAGTATATCAGCTTGTTACCCAAAGGGTAAAAACCGGATTTGTTTTTGATGCTGCACCAGAAGTTAATCATAATTGTGTTGCTTTGATTTCAGAAAATGAGTCTTTAAGCATAACATCTACTGAAGCGGTCCATAACGAGCACTCGCTTATAATAGGAGAAAATTACGACACATTAAAAAATCTTCTTTGTACATATATTAACCCTTCAACAGGTGAAGGTATGATTGATATAATCTATATCGATCCTCCATACAATACTGAATCTGCAAAAAAAGATGGCAATGATTATAAGGAGGAAGTAGAAGCAGCTAAATTCGTTTATAGAGATAAGTATACTAGAGACGGTTGGTTGAACATGATGAACGAGCGACTTAAGTTAGCAAAGAAAATCTTATCTAATCGCGGAGTCATATATATTTCAATTGATGATGGGGAACAAGGCTATTTAAAGGTTTTGTGTGATGAAATATTTGGTGAAAAGAATTTCATTGCTAATTTAATATGGAAATGCAGAAGTTCATTATATTATACTGAACCGCTAATATCTATCCAAACTGAATACATTTTAGCCTATGCCAAAGATAAGAGTAAATTTTCACTAAAAACGTTTGATAAGGATAATATTGATGGTGATGAAAAAGCTCTTGAAGGTTTCTTTTTCAATAGAGTTAAAAAACTATACGATGATGAAGATTATTCAAATAATGATAATGATCCAAGAGGCCCTTATAAAACATCAGGAAAAGTAAGAAACGATGGAAGACCAATTTATACAGTGACTTCACCTACGGGTGTTCAACATACTGCAGCTTGGGTGTATTCTCCTGAAGTTTTTCAGCAATTAATTGATGATAATCAAATATATTGGGGTGTTGATGGTAGTGCACAACCGAGAAAAAAATCATATTTTAAAGACTACATAGGAAAAGTATCTTCAAATCTTCTCTATGATGAATTTGTGATTACAAAAAATGGCGATAAAACTAAAAAGGAAAAAATATTTGAAGTAGGGACTACTGAAAGTGGCACAAAAGAATTAAAAGACATAGTAGGGGAGAACAAATTTCCTTATCCAAAACCTGTTGAGTTAATCAAATATCTTATAAGTCTATATCCAGTAAATGATTGTACTGTATTAGATTTTTTTGCAGGATCTGGAACTACTGGCCAATCGGTTATGGAATTAAATGAAGAAGACGGTGGAAAAAGAAAATTTATTTTAACTACAAACAATGAAAACAATATTGCGAATGATGTAACACTTGAAAGACTGTTTAGAGTTATTCATGGTAAAGGTTCAAAAGGAGAACATATCAGTTGGAAATATTCAAATACAGTTCCGTCATTGATAAATAATTCAGTTAGAGTGTTTGACGTAGAATACCATGAACTGCAACTTTATGACTTTGAAAAGGCTAACAAGTTGATTCCGATTGCTGAAATACAATTCAAAAAACTAAACCCAAATTACAAGATTAAGGATCGTTTTGATATATATAATGAATTAGCTGCGCTAAATCCATATAAGAAGGTGTAATATATGGAATTGACAAAAATACAAAAGGAAGCTGTTGAAAAAATTCTAGGTTATTACTCTCCTATAGAAAAAGTAAATGTAGATTTTAAAGCACCAACTGGTAGCGGAAAAACTTTGATGGCATCGTGGATAATCTCATTGATAATTGAAAGAAACATAAAAGAAAAATTTGTTTTTGTTATTGCGACACCATCATCATCAAGTTTACCGTTTTTCTTTGAGCAAAAATTAAACGTATATAAAAAAGATTTACCCTATTCAAAGTTTGAAGTTGAATATATTGAGTCACCCTCATCATCTCAAGCAGACAAAACTGAAGCTAATGCCACGATAAAGGTAGAATCTAATAAAGTTTACATATTTGGTAAATCAACGTTTGGTAAAGGAAGAATTTTTACTGAAAGACATATCATTGATGATTTTGTTGACGAGGTCAAAAATACAGGACATAAACTTATATATATCCGTGATGAAGCTCATATTGGTGATATAACAAGGACAGATAGCGAAACTAAGATGTTTGAAGAATTAATGCAAAACCACTCAGATTTCATTATAAAAATGACAGCAACACCAAACTTGAGTGATTCAACAGTAAAATTCGTACAAATATTAGAATCAGACATAAATGATGGTTATAAAAATGAGAATAAATGGCTTTTAAAAACACAACCAACTTTGCTTTTAAACGATAGTATGAATGAAGATGCTTTATTAGAAAATGCAATATTAGAGTTCAAAAAGCTAAAAGAATCATATAAAACACTTGAAAAGGATAATATTTTTATTCATCCAGCATTATTAATACAAGTAAGTAATGAACCTTCGAACACAAATGATAAGAAGATTTTTTTTGATGCTTTAGATGATGTTAAAAAAAGATTAGATTATCATGGCTTATCATGGGTAAAATATTTTGGTGATAGTGACAAAGAATCAAATTCTGTATTAAAAGATAAATTTACACTTGATGAAATAACCCAGATTGATCATCCCACTGATGTAGTGCTTTTTAAAATTGGTCCATCGACTGGGTGGGATATACCAAGAGCTTGTATGCTTTTACAATTAAGAAAAGTATGCTCAGACAAGTTAAATATTCAAACTATTGGTCGAATTAAAAGAAATCCTTATCCAAACTTAGCAAAAAACTCCGTTACTGACAAATATTATATATACTCGAATACTCCAAAAATTGATGAAGACTTTACTTATTATCAATACCAAGTAAAAGAAGCACTTATTGGTGAAGAGTTTCCAGTTATTGAGATTATGAACAAGAAAGATTTCAGGATTTCTGTTCAAAAACCATCCATAACAAAAGATTTACTGAAATTCATTGATGATAACAAATACATTCTTGTTCAAGAACTTCAGAAATACTTTGTTAAAGATAATGGAGTAGATATTTTTCGAAAAGAATTATATGAAGTCAATGGGGCAATGGTATACACATCTGTAAGCAATCCATTTATTTTTTTGAAAGACCTTAAACGACTTATTGATTCACGAAGTAACATATATGAATATTGTAATGAAGCGATAGAAAAGTCGCTAAAGTCTGTATTTAAAGATGTTCTGTTGTATCAAAATGTGAAATTACAAATTGAACATATTCAGTACATACTATTTCACAATCATACGACAGAAATTATTGGAATTATTAAGAAAAATAGTCCGTTTATATCAAAATACAAAGTATCAATGGTTCCATATGAGCCAAAACAATATGTTGAAGTATATGATTCCGTTATGGGGGAAGGTATTATAGAGAATAGCGATAATACTTATTTATTTGATGTAGTAAAGAATAATTCCACAAGAAATCTCCAACCTTTAGATTCTACCAATTCGGAACCGGTAGTATTTAGATTCTTAAGTAGAGAAATAAACGCAATAAATGAATATATTGGAGACAAGGTGAGAATATGGAGTAAAAACTTAAGAAACAGTTCTATAAGTGGTGATTATTTAGATAAAACCCATACATTCCATAAAAGTTTTTTTGATTTTATTATTAAGTTCACCAATGGAAATCATCTATATATTGAAGTAAAAGGAAAAAATGATATTAATCCAGAAAAAACCGCATTATTAAAAGAGGCATATTCAGATTATTTTAAAAAAAGACAAATAAGTCTTTTTAGTCATCCTCTTGTTATTAGCATATGGATAGTTGATGGTCAAAATATAACTCACGAATCTTATTATGATAAAAATTTAGTTAATGAAGAATTAAACAACTTATCAGTCAAAGATATGTTTAAAAAACTAGCATTAATGTAAGCTAAATACTAAAGAATATTTATCCACTTTAGTGAGATACAGGAGGAAATTATGGGAAGATGGAGTAATGATTTTTACATAATCAATTTGAGAGAATTACCGGAAAGCATCCTTTCTAAAATTCAAGAGTTTTCTGAAAAAGTTTGTATGGAAACATATGATCGTTTTTCATATGATTTTGAACGCAGAGTTGAGACTATCAAAATAGGAAAAATTGCTGAAGAGGTTTTCGCCAAATTTATGAAAGATGAATATGAGATGACACTTTCTATAAATTATGAAATATATGAAGGGACATCTAATGTTGATGAAGATGATTTTGAGATTAATGGATATCAAATTGATATTAAATCATCAAAGGATACGTATGAAGAAGGGATAGAGAGTTGTTATAATAGATTCAATTTTCCTGTACCCTATGATCAAGGGATAAAAGACTTAACTATCTCAATTTTATACACGCATGATTTATCTAATTATGTTATTAGCAGTGCAATATTCAAAGAGGATTATTTACGAAAAAGTCGTATTGGGAGTCTACCTGTAGGAAATGGAGTATTTAAAAATTTTTATTTATGCAAACTAACTAATGGAATAAAAGTAAGAAATGCAATCGAGTACATTTTAAAGTTTCCAAAAAAATAATCTAAATTATTGAATTGATCAATCATCAGATTTTGCTTATTCAGTGGGGTGTATATATTGGAAAAAGCAGCTAACTCTTTTCTAGAATATCTTGGAACTGATAGATTTTATGACAAAATTTACAAATCTATTTTTTCATGATGCACCGGCAATAAGGATTTATTGCTTGAGAAAATAACTAAATATAACATCAGTTACATAGGTCATATCGAAGAGGACATCGAACTTGATTACATTAACGTGTGGATTGACAGCAAGGAAAATACTAAAATCGAGTTTGATCTAGCTGTTGAAGTATCTGTTGATGTCGAAGGGGTATCTGGCAAACATCATGATAGAGACTTATATAATACTAATATTTGGGTTATGGTCTACTGTTCAGGCTCATTGATAAATAGACTAAATGATTTCAGAATTTTAGGAATCGAAGAATTCAATAAGTCAAAGCCTAAAAAACCACTATCAGGGGATTTTGTGCCATATATTAAGAAGAGTGAATATGATCAATATGCTAATGAAATACTAGAAAAATACTACTTCAACCACCATCCAGAAGCAAGAGTTAAACCTATACCAGTCAATGTTGATGAGCTGGCGATAAATATGGGATTAAGTGTTTGTGATACATCCATATCGAAAAATAGAAGTATATTTGGACAAGTTTATTTTGCTGATGCAGAGGCTAAGATATATAATACTGATACATTGGCTTATGAAAAAAGACAGATTAAGAAAGATACAATACTAGTTGATAGTGAGGCTGCATATCTAAGGTCTTATGGGTCTAGAAATATGACGATTGCTCATGAATGTGTACATTCTTATTACCATAGACACGCTTTTTTATTTGCACAAATGTTTAATGAGAATCTTCATTTTATTCAATGTCAAGTTAATGGTGTAATGAAAAATGGTGAATCAAATACAACAGCTGATTGGATGGAAATTCAAGCAAATGGACTTGCACCTTATATACTTATGCCAAAAGAATCTTTTGAAGCTTATGCAAATAGTTTATTTGAACACTATAATCAATTCAGTCGAATAGGATCAAATAGTATTAATCGGATTATTGATGAACTTGCTAAAACCTATGAGGTTACTATTTATGCAGCTAGAAAAAGATTGATTGATTTAGGTTATGAACAAGCAATTGGTGCTTATAATTGGGTAGATGGTCATTACGTAAGACCTTACTCCTTTAAAAAAGGATCTCTTGCTAACGATGAAACTTATACTGTTAGCTATAAAGATGTTTATAATAAAGTTGTTACTAATCCTATTATAGCTATGTCTGTTCTAATGAACGATTATGTTTTTGTAGAAAACCATTTGTGTATCAATCATCCAAACTATATTGAAAAAGATCAGAATGGAGATCTTATATTATCAGATTATGCATTGGTTCATATGGATGAGTGCTGTGTTAAATTCAAATATCAAACGATACGAGGATTTAATGAAGGTTCTGAATTAGGTTTAATTTGTTATCTCAGTAGAGATACAAGTAAAGAAATTGAATTTGATTTGGAACTATCAAAATTACCTGAGAAGAAGATAGATGAATCTCTTTTTAAGGAAAGATACAGAATTCACACAGAGAATGTTGCAGAGGTTGCTAAAGCAATAAATGACATGACATTCGGTGAAATAATCGATTATTTAATGAAATATCTTGACATAAAGCTTTATGAACTTGAAATCGACTCAGGAGTTAATGAAAGAACAATAAGGCGATATACAAGTGGTGAAAACAAAAAACCAGATAAAAGAACAGTCGTGGCTCTTTTAAGAGCACTAAATCTTCCTCCAAGAATATGCGATATTGCAGTTAGACAAGCAGGTATATCATTTAGGAATGGAGATAAAGAAGATAATGCTCTGCTTAATGCAATGATGACCTTAAGAAATGGTAGTGCAAATGATGCAAATAGGTTCATGAAATTGGCTGGGTTTGAACCGTTAACCAAAGAAGAATAACAAGTGGACAACACCTGTCCGAATATTTTTTAGAAAATTTATATTAGTTATATAGAGGACTTTTTGTCCTCTTTTTTTACGCATTTTTACCGATATAAGCTTTAATAAATCCCCACTGGACTAGTGCTGCCTAAAGGATTTAAATGTCATTTGATATACTTACGATGAATTAAGAAAAAGCTATCTTGATTCGTACTTCACAACCTTAGCTAAGTTGGTCACAATGAAGTACAGCAAACAATTATATCGTGCAGTTCGATCTATTGTGAAGAGCGGTCTGCAAATTGAAATGGAGTTATTCATTTAACCCTTCTTTTTGCGACCCCTTTGAACTGCCTACATGACTGAGAGAAGAATATCTCCATTTTTAGAAAACAAATCTAAATGGAGGTATTTTTTTATGAAGCTAACAAAAGCAGAAAAGAATCAAAACCCTAAGTTATATGGTTATGGAAGTTTAGAGGAACTTCAAAGTGATCCGAATAATTCATTGACACATTGGATTCCTTATAAGGATGCAGATGGTGATTTAAGATTCATTCCTTGCGATGAGGAGTATTTTCACTTTCATAGAAATGAAGAACGAAATGAAAGACGTAGAAGAGATACCGAATCACGATGTCTAATTCCATCTAAAAAGTTTGGATTGGTGAAGTGTCGAGCAGATTGCAGTTTGTGTCCAAAGGTAAGAGACGGCCTTCCTATCTCTATTGATTACATGCGCGAGAATTACGATTTCGATTTCAATGACGATTCTTATGAAGAACATCAAGAACAACTCAAAAAACAAGAACAAAGTGACTTCATTTGGAATCTCGTAAGTGAGCTTAATGAAACAGATCAACTGATTTTGAAATATTTCAACGAAGGAAAAACTGATGCTGAAATAGCTACAGAACTTAATAAGGCAAGAAGCACCATACAAGAACGTAAAACAAAATTAATCAAGATGCTTACAGAAAAATATGAAAAAAATAAATAATAACCGGCAAACCAAAACAAACCTCGCCATTAATCCTTTGAAGAGGAAGAACGACCTTTTCGTGAAACCAAAGGAGGTTTAGAAATGAAGAAAGAACCAAAAGCCGATAAGCCTTATCTGACGGATAAGGATTTAGTCGAAACATTACTGCTTATTAGTGAGACGACTAAAACATTGGCACTGGAAGTGATGTTGCTTCCAGAAGAAACGGATAGTAAAGAAGGAGGGATTACAGATGTCAAGAAGTCCAACGATCCACAGTAGAAAGTATAGTCCGAGCAAGAGTAGTACATGGTTAAACTGTCCACTTAGTACCCTCTTAAATGACGGATCAAGTCAGGAAACGAATCCACAAGCTGAATTTGGAACACAGTGCCATGAATTAGGTGCAGCACTCATCAGTCAGTCACTCAACTTAATCGACTATGACAGTGAAATAAAACCGATTGAAGAGGTCATCAAAGAGCTTGATATGTATTCAGAAGAGATGCAGGAAATCGCAGACGGATACGCAGACTTTGTCATTCAGACCATTGAGTTTGAAAAGAAGAGAACAGATACAGAACCACTCATCGTTATCGAGCAGCATCTTGATATGGATTTTGATGATGATGCAGGAGGAACCTTAGATTGTGGAATCATATCATCTTTAGATAGTGGAACGCTCACAGTGATTGACTTGAAAACAGGTCGCACACCAGTTTATGCATTTGATAGTGAATCGGGACTGTTTAACTCTCAACTAGGTATCTATGCACTCTACTTTTACAAAGCCTACAAGGGTTTATATCCAATCAAAAAAGTCAGACTTGTCATTTACCAACCAGTTATCAACAACACAAACGACTATGAGATGACGATTGAAGAGTTACTTCAGTTTGAATTAAATGTACTCGTACCGGCAGTAAAAAGAACAAATGCAGAAAACCCAGAAGCGCATCCTGGTAAGTACTGTAGATACTGCGCAGGTAAAGCGATATGTGCAAAGCGAGCTGAGGCTAACAAAGAAATCATGCAAGATTTAAAAAAACCTGTAACGACTATGACAGACGCTGATATAGAGGCATTACTTCCACACTTGGATGAAGTCATTCAATATGCAAAAGATGTGATGGAGTTTGCCATTAAGAAAGCACTCAATGGTCATAAGTGGTCTAAGTACAAACTCGTTCATACTAAAGCATCGAGAAAGATCACTGATGAAGAAGGCGTCATCAAGGCTTGTGAACAAGTAGGCATCGATCCTTATGGACCAAAGAAGGTAGCTGGGATTACAGAGCTTACTAAACGAATAGGTAAGAGTAAAGTTGATGCTCTCATCGGAGCTTACATCAACATGCAACCTGGCTCGTTAGTTTTAGTACCAAAATCAGATCCTCGTGAAGAGGCAAATATTATCGAAGAAGGAGATAAATAAAAGATGTTAAAAATTATTGAAGGTAAAGAAAAACGTCCACTAAAAATTGTCATTTATGGGCCAGAAGGGATTGGTAAATCAACTTTTGCCAGTCAGTTTCCAGATCCGTTATTTATTGATACCGAAGGTGGCACAAGCAATTTAGATATTAGAAGAATCAAGTGCAATAAATCATGGGATGAATTGATCTCAGTAGTGAAAGAAATTATTACTAATCCAACGATATGTAAAACGGTTGTTTTAGATACCGCAGACTGGGCTGAATCATTATGCACAAATGCAGTGTGTGAGAAGTATCGAAAGAACAACATTGAAGATTTTGGCTATGGTAAAGGGTATGTCTACTTAGTCGATGAGTTTTCAAAACTACTCACTCTGATGAATCAACTGATCGAAGTCGGTATCAATGTGGTCATTACAGCTCATGCAAAACCTAGAAAGTTTGAACTCCCAGAAGAACAAGGAGCTTTTGACCGTTATGAAATGAAACTATCTAAACAAGTGGCACCACTTATCAAGGAATGGTCTGATGCACTCTTCTTTGTGAACTACAAAATCTATGTCATTACAACAGAAAATAACTCTAAAAAAGCTCAAGGTGGAAAACGTGTTTTATACACAACACATAATCCTACTTATGATGCTAAGAACAGATACGATTTACCAGAAGAACTGGAACTCAGCTTTTCATCCATCGCGCACTTATTTGAAGATCAAGAGTTCACAAAGCCTGAAGTACCCTTTCCTGATCCTAAAGATATTACGAGTGTTTCAATCATAACAAAACTAGAAAAAATGATTGAAGATTCGAATATAACAGCGATTGAATTACAACAAGTGGTTGCAGCTAAAGGGCATTATCAAGAAACAGAACCGATTACTAATTATTCAGACGATTTTATAACCAGATGGATCATTCCAAATTGGAAGAAGATCGTAGAAACTATTAAAAAAAATAAAGGAGAACAATAATCATGATTGATAACAAAGATATGTTGATGGATTGGAACGATGCCATCGAAGAAGACGGTCAGGAGTATGTTTTACTACCTGAAGGTGATTTCAATTTCACAGTCACAAATTTTGAACGCGGAAGATTTCCTGGTGGACCAAAAGTACCAGCATGTAACAAAGCAACCATAACAGTTCAAGTAGATACCAAAGAAGGCATCGCAACAGTTAAGTTTGATTTGCTTTTATATCGCTCTTTAGAATGGCGTATTTCATCATTCTTTAGATGTATTGGTCAGAAGAAGCATGGTGAAAAGTTAACAATGGACTGGAATAAAGTGATTGGTTCTAAAGGCAGAGCTCATTTTAAACAAAGATCATACACGAACAGTCAAGGTGAAGAGAAGTTTACAAATGATATTGATCGCTTTATCGATTACAACGAAGAGTTCTTTATTCCAGATGATCTTCCATTTTAGGAGGTATCAGTCATGGTATTAAGACCTTATCAAAATGAAGCAGTCAGTGCAATTCGACATGAGTGGAGTCAAGGACATCAAAAAACGCTATTAGTACTTCCAACTGGTACTGGTAAAACAGTCGTATTTTCAAAGGTTGTTGAAGAGGAAACTAAAGACGGTAGTAACGCATTAATTCTCGCTCATCGTGGAGAGTTGCTCGATCAAGCTTCAGAGAAATTATTAGAAACGAGTGGATTGGATTCAGCTTTGGAAAAGGCTGAGTCTAGTTCCATCGGTTCAAAAAAGCGAGTGACTGTCGCATCAGTACAAACACTATCTCAAGAAAAAAGACTCACAGCATTTGCTAAGAATCATTTTAAGACGATTGTTGTAGATGAGGCGCATCATTCGATGAGTGATACCTATCAACGCATACTAACCCATTTTGATGGTGCTAATGTGCTCGGTGTAACGGCAACTCCAGATCGTTCTGATCAAAAAAGTCTAGGAAAGTATTTTGACTCAAAAGCCTATGAATATTCACTTCATCAAGCGATTAGAGAAGGTTATCTTTGTCCAGTTAAGGCACAGATGATTCCACTTGAACTCGATATTCATAGTGTTAGTGTATCGAATGGTGACTATGCAGTAGGTGAAATAGGATCTGCCTTAGAGCCTTACTTAAACCAAATAGCACTTGAGATGCTTAAATATTGCAAAGGTAGAAAGACAGTGGTGTTCTTACCGTTAGTTAAAACATCTCAAAAGTTCTGTGAACTACTGAATTTACATGGTATTAAAGCAGCAGAAGTTAATGGTAACAGCACAGACCGAGATGAAATTTTAGCTGACTTTGAAGCAGGTGAATATGATGTGTTATGTAATTCTATGCTTTTAACTGAAGGTTGGGACTGTCCAGCTGTGGATTGCATCATCGTACTGAGACCAACAAAGATTAGAAGTTTATACCAACAAATGGTTGGAAGAGGTATGAGACTCCATCCAGGTAAAGAAGAGTTATTATTGCTTGATTTTCTATGGATGACAGAACGTCATGATTTATGTAGACCATCAGCACTGATTTCTAAGGATGCAGAACTCGCTAAACGTATCGATCAAAAGATGATGGATAAAGAAAGTGGTATTGATTTACTTGCTGCTGAAAAAGAAGCTGAAAATGATGTGATACAAGAACGCGAAGATGCTCTCGCAAGAGAACTAGCAGCCATGCGCAGAAAGAAAACAAAACTCGTTGATCCGATTCAATATGCTTTCTCTATTGCAGCAGAAGATTTAGCAAATTATGAACCTGCATTTATGTGGGAGATGGGACCTGCTACTGAAAGACAACTTGATTACTTAGAAAAACATGGCATTTATCCAGAAGCAGTCACGAGTTGTGGGATGGCTAGCATGCTTATCGAAAAACTTAAGAATAGACAAATTGAAGGCTTAGCTACACCAAAACAGATCCGTTTCTTGGAACGTTATGGATTCTTACATGTTGGTGTGTGGGCATTTGATGCAGCAAGCAAAATGATTACACGAATCGCAGAAAACAACTGGTTTTTACCAAGAGGTATCAATGCTACAAGTTATCAACCGTAGGAGGATTTAAATGGACAATTTACTTGATGCTTTAAAACAGATTGATGTATCAGAAGTATCTTATCAAGAATGGATAAATATAGGCATGGCACTTAAAGCTGAAGGATATGATTGCTCGGTTTGGGATAACTGGAGTCAAAATGATGCTCGCTATAAACAAGGTGAGTGTGATAGAAAATGGAGGAGCTTTGCTGGCTCCTCTAATCCCATAGCCGGAGGAACGATTATAAAAATGGCAAAAGATGCAGGATGGGTTCCTTATGTTCATGAAAACGGTGGACTTATGGCATGGGATGACATCATTGAATACGATGGTGATGGTATGATCTATGATCCAACGGTCAGTATGAGCCCAACTGAACAGCTTATAAAATATCTTGAAATATTATTTAAAAGTGATGAATATGTTGCATATGTGACAACGGATGTTTGGCAGAATGCTGATGGTAAATGGATGCCTGGTAGAGGCCAGTATGACAGAACAGCTAAAGAATTAATTCATTTACTCAAAAAACATCCCGATGATATCGGTGCAGTGATTGGTGATTGGAAAGATGAAAGTGGTGCATGGATTAGGTTTAATCCAGTCGATGGTAGTGGTGTTAAGAACGATAACATTACAAGATTTACCTATGCATTAGTTGAATCAGACAATATACCTATTCCAGAACAAGATGCAATCTATCGAAAGTTCGAACTTCCAATCGCCTGTCTAGTTCATAGTGGCAGTAGAAGTCTACATGCTATCGTTAGAGTTGATGCAAGTGATGCAGAAGAATACCGTAAGCGTGTGGAATACTTATATGGTTTCCTAGATAAGAATGGACTCAAGGTTGATACAGCTAATCGAAATCCATCAAGGTTATCACGATTACCTGGCGTGACTCGAAATGGCATTATTCAAACATTGGTGGATACTAACATAGGAAGGCGCAATTATAGTGAATGGTTAGATTTTGCTGAAGGTATTGTCGATGAAATGCCTAGACTTGATTCACTTGATGAAGAATTATCACATTTACCTCCTCTAGCACCTGAACTTATTGAAGGGGTTGTTAGAGTTGGACATAAAATGCTTATTTCAGGGTCATCAAAGGCGGGTAAAAGTTTCTTATTGATGCAACTAGCTATCGCATTATCTGAAGGTGGTAAGTGGCTAGGTTTTCAGTGCAAGAAATCAAAAGTCCTCTATGTGAATTTAGAAATAGATAGAGCCAGCTGCTTACATCGTTTTGACAAGATTTATAAGGCATTAAAACTTGCTCCTAAGCATAGCGGAAATATCAAAGTTTGGAACTTACGTGGTCGAGCGATGCCTTTAGATAAACTTGTACCGAAGCTTATAAGAAAAGTTGCAAATCAAGGCTTCGATGCAATTATCATAGACCCTATATATAAAGTAATTACAGGAGATGAAAACAATGCTTCTGAAATGGGAGCTTTCTCTAATCAATTTGACAAAATTTGTAATGAAACAGGATGTGCAGCCATCTACTGTCATCATCATTCTAAAGGCTCTCAAGGTTACAAAAGAGCGATGGATAGAGCTTCTGGTTCGGGAGTATTTGCGCGTGATCCAGATGCACAACTCGATATGATTCAACTTGAAACTACCGATGAATTTATGGCTCAATACGCAGATATACAAACATCTACAGCTTGGAGACTTGAAAGTAGTCTAAGAGAATTTGGTAACTTCAAGCCAGTTAATTTTTGGTTTGAGTATCCGATTCATAAACTTGATGATAAAGGTATATTAAAAAAACACTATGCAGAAGGTGATCCTAAAGCAAATCTAGAAAAAAGTGGTAAGAGAAATCAATCTACCGAGTCAAGAAAAGATGAATTTGATGCGGCATTTGATATTAACATGGAAGACGATGGCACTTGTAAAGCATCTGTGCTTGCAGAGTATTTAGGCATAGCCGAGCGTACTGTCAGATCTCGTGTTACAGAATTTCAAGAAGAGTACGAAACAAAAAAAGGAATCATAACGCGTAAGGAATGAAGTCGTGATTAAGGAAAACTGGCAGTTGCCAGCATATGTTTTGCGTTTTGGTATAAAGGTAAATTTTACCTATCTACCAGCAGGCAAAAAAACTGGCAGAAAGGCCTTATATATATGTGTTGCAACCAACACGCTGACGCATGTTTGTAGGATAGGGCTTATAGCCTTGCCCTATCCCAAACAAATGCATCAACGTCAGCACTTGCCTTTCTGTAATCTAAAAATTGAAAAAATGGAGATAACTATGAAAATATTCCTGTTACTAGATCCGCCTACAGTTACCGCACAACAAAATAAGATTGCACTTGTCAAAAACAAACCAGTATTTTATAAACCCGAGAAATTGAAAGAAGCAAGAAGAATAATCATCAAACACTTAAAACCATTTAAACCTGAAAAGCCGATAGAAGGTCCGATTAAGCTTCATGTCATATGGAGATTCCCTAAGGGTAAAAGACACAAACACTTTGAATGGAGAGTAACAAGACCGGACACTGATAATTTGGAAAAGATGTTGAAAGATTGTATGACTGAGGTTGGTTTTTGGATTGATGATGCACAGGTTGTTGTAGAGCATGTTGAAAAGGTATGGTCAGATGATCCGACTGGGATCGCAATTGAAATAGATGTATTAAACAAATTCAAGGAGGAAACAAGATGAATGTAAAAGAATACTTAAGCAGATATCACAATACAGAACTTAAAATATCACGTTTGCAAGTTGAAGTTGAAGAATACATTCGTCTTGCAAACTCTATACCAGGCATTAACTTTGATCAGATTCGTGTTGATGGAACTAAAAGTCTAGAAGCGCCGTTTGAGAAATGGATACGTAAGGCATTAGATAATGAAAACTTAATTGTGGATTTGAAAAGGAGACTTCCGATCATAAAAGGTGAAATCATATCAGTTATAGATGAACTTGAAGACACAGAACTTAGAAAAGTATTGATCTATCGGTATATAGATTGGCTGAGTTGGAACGACATAGCAGTAAAGATGTTTGTATCTATTTCGACACTAAAAAGGTGGCATAAAGAGGCTTTGATAGGAATAAAAATTATGGACTATGTTGGACCACGATGAACCGTTGTGAATTTGTCAAGGGTGTGTTATGATTAAACTGAGCAAAGCTATAAACAACATGGAATACTGGCTTTAAAACCAGCCTAGAGACACTTAAAGAATTCAGAGATGAGTTCTTTTTTGTTTTTGCAGAGATACTTGTAGTATTCCAACTGGTGAATAATTACAATTTTTTGTATACAGTTGGAGTGATTGAATGAAAGGAAAAATGCTTGATCTATATGAGCGATGGGATGAATCAGGACATTTAGAGGTTAAATTAAAAGCCATATCTGAAATGATATCTAAGAGAGCAACTCAAAAACAGATTGCTGAATATCTAGGAATTACAGAGAAAACAATTATTAAACTTAAGAAAGCACATCCAAAGTTTAATGCAGCATTTCAGTATGGTGATGAAGAATTAAAACAAAAACTACTCGATGCCATTTATCAACGCGCGATAGGTTTTGAATATGAAGAAACACAAACAGTGATTGAAGAAACAAAGACTGGAACTAAAAAGCGAATTACTAAGTTTAAGAAACAGTCACTACCTGATATCACAGCAATTAAATACTTACTCATTACGAAATTTGGTATTGAGTATAACGAAAAGAAAGCAGAAATAGAGCTTATGCAAAAACGCATAGAAAATGGTGAGGAGGTTTGGATGAATGAATATCGTGATGAAACAAGTATCAGTACTCCAAGAGTACGAAAACAATCCAAGAAACAATGACGAAGCAATCAAAGCAGTTGCTAACTCAATAAAGGAATTTGGATTTAAGGTTCCAATAGTCATTACAAGTGACAACGTCATCATAGCCGGACATACGCGCTTAAAAGCCTCTGTGTCGCTTGGCTTAGAAGAAGTGCCATGTATTGTTGCAGATGATTTAAACGAGGCACAAATCAAAGCCTTTCGCTTAGCGGATAATAAAACAGCTGAACTTGCCACATGGGATTTATCAAGACTTGAAGAAGAGTTAGCTGGCATTGACATGGACATGCTTCAGTTTGGATTTGAAGAAATGGAAGAACTGCTTCCAGATAATGCAGCTGATGATGATTTCGATATCGATGATGAAATTCCAGAGATACCTTTTTCTGAGATTGGCGATATATATGAACTTGGACCTCATCGACTTATGTGTGGTGATTCAACAGATGCAAAACAAGTTGAAACATTACTTGATGGTAACACAGTAGATATGTTATTTACCGATCCGCCTTACAATGTTGACTATGAAGGAACAGCTGGAAAAATCAAAAACGATAAGATGGAAGATAATACCTTCTATCTTTTTTTATACAGTGCATTTCAGAATATGTTCAATCATACAAAACCTGGTGGCGCTATCTATGTTTGTCATGCCGATACTGAAGGATTAAACTTTAGAAATGCATTCAAGAACTCTGGCTTCAAATTAGCAGAATGTCTTATCTGGGTAAAAAATGCACTAGTACTAGGCAGACAAGATTACCACTGGAGACATGAACCTATTTTATATGGATGGAAAGAAGGAGCTGCTCATTACTTTGTTGATGACAGATCTCAAGATACCATCTGGGAATATAACAAACCAAGAAAAAATGAAGAACATCCAACCATGAAACCTTTAGAATTAGTTGGAAAAGCCATCAGCAATTCATCAAGACGTCATGAATCGGTATTAGATTTATTTGGTGGATCTGGATCAACGATGATCGCAGCTGATCAATTGGATCGTAAATCTTATTTGATGGAACTTGATGAAAAGTTTATCGATGTCATTGTGAGACGTTATATCAAACATAAGGCATCTAATGATAATTGTTATTTGATTAGAAATGGAAAAAGGTCTCCACTTAGCGATTTTGATTACTTTGAAAATAAGTCACTATAGTAAAAAAAGTGCTTGCTATTAAGCCTCTTTAGAGTGATATATAGAGTAACCAAAAAATTATAAGGAGACTAAAGTTATGGATAAACAGATTAAATTATCTGAATGGATTGAAAGATTTAAATCAGTCGAGTTTGACAGACCTGACACAACAACTCAAATTAATGCAGGATGGTTCGATTGGTTTTGTAGAGATACAAGCTTAGCCAATAAAACTAAGAAGATGGGTAACATCATCAAGCAAATCAAACCAGGCGGAAAAGTAGATCTTGAGACAAGTTATGTGTGGTTCAAGAATAACTGCCCACTGAACGGTCCACTCTATGATGATTTTAGAATTGCAGATATCGAAACCAATAATAACCTCATCGTCATTCAAATTGATTGTGTATGGAACGATTCAAAGTATACAGTTTATGAAAGACTTGATGGATTTGATAAACCTGCATATAAAACAAACTCATCGAGAGAACTTGTTAAATGGTTCAATGAAGGGTGGGACTTATAATGTTTAAGGAATATAACGCTCATCCAAAAGGCATCAAAACTGGTGATTGTGTTGTTAGAGCAATCGCAACAGCAACCGATAAAAATTACTTGGAATGCAGAAGAGAACTGAATCAAGCAAAAAGAGAACTTGGTTATTCTAGTTACAAAGATACCAAATTCTTATATGAGTATTTGAATGGATATCCAAGACTGATATTCAAACCAGTCAAAGGCGAGCCAAGAATCAAAGGTGGCGACTTTACAGAGTTGCATCCGAAAGGAACTTATATCCTGAAGATGGCTGGACACATAACAGCATGCATAGATGGAGTGATTCTTGATACTTGGGATTGTACATACCGTTCAGTTTATACAGCGTGGGAAATAAAAAAATAACAATTGGAGCGAATAGGCTCCTTTTTTACTCGTTTATTAAGGAGATGAAGTAATGCAAGTCATAACTAGTGAATCAGTATTTAGTGGACATCCTGATAAGGTTTGTGATCAAATCAGTGATGCAATACTAGATAAGATTTTAGAACAAGATAAAAATGCAAGAGTAGCAGTTGAGACAGCAATCAAAGATGATTTAGTTTTTGTCTTTGGAGAAGTTACAACAACTGCGAAAGTAGATTATGCGGATATAGCAAAAAAGAAGCTGCATGAAATTGGTTATGAAGATAACTTTGTAGTCATTGAAAAGATTAGCAAACAGTCACCTGATATTGCTCTTGGAGTAAATTCATCTGAATCACATGAGCAGGGTGCAGGGGATCAAGGGATTATGTTTGGGTATGCATGTAATGAAACACAAGAATTCATGCCACTACCAATAATGCTTGCTAATCAAATATCAAAAGAAATGGATAAGATTCGAAAAGAGAAATATTCACATATCTTTGGTCCTGATGGTAAATGTCAGGTTTCAGTAGCTTATGAGAATGAAAAACCAAAAAAAGTAGAAACCATTGTCGTTTCAGCTCAGACAAAATCGTGGGTTAGTAGAGAGCAATATCAAGACTTAATCATCAATGAAGTTTTACCGAAAGTTTTTGATGAACATACAATCAAAGAAACTCAAATTCTTATTAATCCAACAGGTGAGTTTGTAGTTGGTGGACCTTATGCAGATTCAGGTTTAACTGGTAGAAAGATTATTGTAGATACTTATGGTGGGTATGCTAAGCATGGTGGTGGAGCCTTTTCTGGCAAGGACGTAAGCAAGGTTGATCGCAGTGCGGCTTATTATGCCAGATACGTATCAAAAGCCGTTGTTGGGGCAAATTTGGCGACACGTTGCGAGGTACAACTAAGCTACGCAATTGGAATAGCAAAACCAGTGAGTGTTTATGTGGATACCTTTGGAACAGGCGTCATTAGTGATGAGCAAATTCAAAGTCTAGTAACACAAGTATTTGATTTTAGACCACAAAGCATAAGAAAAGAACTCAACCTTGATAGTGTTAAGTTCCAGGAGTTATCAAAGTATGGTCACTTTGGTCGTGAAGATTTAGATGTTCGTTGGGAACATGTAGACGATAAGATTACTCAACTGAGAAAACTATATGAGAAAACCTAAAGAACTACACCGATTCTATAAATCAATTCCATGGCAAGTAGCAAGAGAAATCAAGATACGAGATGCAAATGGAAAGTGTGAGCGTTGTGGTGCATTAGGTGAAGAAGTACATCATAAAACAAGACTTACAATTCAAAACTATCTTGATACTTCCATTAGTTTGAATCAAGAGAACTTGGAGTTGTTGTGTAGAAAGTGTCACAATGAGGAACACAAACGTTTCTCAAAGTCACAGCAATTTGATGAAGACGGTAATTTAATACAAAGATAACCTCGTTTTTATAACTAACATTTGTTATAATATACATAAGAGTAGGTGCATATAATGAGTTCGATTGATATATTGAAAAATAAAGTAATTTGTTTGGTTGAAAGTCAAGAATATATAAACATTGATACGATTACTAGTAAAGATCATGGGATAAAAACAACTTATAAGCAAGGGTTATATTTTTTGTATGAAGATAGCGATCAACCTGTTTACATTGGAAAGATCGGTGATTTTGATAATACGTCATTATATAGCAGGCTTATTGGTCATGGAAGTGGTGCACATAATCAGGAGTTTTGGTTCAAGACAATCAAAAAATGTAAGTTTAACCGCTTTATTGGTTTAGATAATAAACAGTTATTTCAAATTGAAAGATTAGCAATTTCAGTTAAGAATCCTAAGTTTAACGATACAAAAGTAACTATTGATGAAGCACAAACTATAATAAATGCAATCCCCCCCTGTTCAATTGAATAAATTTCGTTAGGGTACCGCACAAGGGGGCAATTAAAAAACACAAGGCAGATTTTTTGAAAATCAGATTTTGAATTTTGAATTACAAGTCACTTAGGTGGCTTTTTTTCTTGCAATTTATCGACTTTAGAGTGATATATATTACTAATCATAGGAGGTAATAGAAATGTTTAAAATTGGAGATAAAATTAGAATTATTGAAATGAAAGGTGAAGAGAGCTACAACGGTAGAGAAGGTGTCATTGAATTTATCGATGGACTTAATCAACTTCATGGTACTTGGGGAGGTTTGGCAGTTATACCTGAGCAAGATACTATTGAGTTGATTAATGATAATTCAGAAGCGAGGTGTTGATTGTGTCGAAAATTAAAGATGTTAATTATGAATACGAGCGATTAAAGTCGCTTTTTTCTTTGGTTGATGAATCAAAGACAGAATTAGTAGATAATTTAATTTATCAAGCTGCATTTATGAAAGTGGAACTTGATAAGTTACAAGAACAGATTAAAAAGCACGGTGCAGTCCAAGTCTCATCAAAAGGCACACAACGTCAAACCGAAGCAGCGAAGTACTACACGAAGCTTGTGAACTCATATGGGACAGTGATCAAAACGCTAAATACCATACTTGGAACACAAGTAGATGATGGAGATGATGCATTTGATGAATTTCTTAAGCGAGCAAATGAATGAACTATTTAGTCGAGTATTACAATGAAATTGAAAATGGCAACATAATCGTAGGACAAGAACTCAAGGCAGAGTTAGATCAATTAATTGTAGATCTCGATAACCCAGCATACATCTTTGATGAGAAACCAGGTAATTTGAGAATTGATTTCATTGAAACGTTTTGTAAACATACGAAATCACCATTCAATGGAATGCCGTTCATATTAGAGTTATGGGAAAAAGCACTCATTCAAACAGCTTATGGTTTTAAGATGGCTGATTCAGGATTGCGTAGATTCAATGAGGTTATCTTACTGATTGCACGTAAGAATGGAAAGACAACATTTGTTGCTGGTATAGATTTAGCTGAATTCTTTCTTTCAAGTGGTGGCGTTGATATTGTCTGTGCTTCGAATACGACAGAACAAGCAAACATCTTATTTGAAGAGATTAATAACATGAGAGAACAGTCTCCTGCACTCTCAAAAGATACAAGAAGTAAAAAGAACATTTTCCATATCTACTCTCCAAAGACAAAGAACAAGATTAAGAAATTATCAGCACAATCCAGAAACAAAGATGGATATAACATCGAAGTTGGTTGTATTGATGAAGTCCATGAAATGACCGATTCAAAGGTTTATGATGCAATCAAACAATCGCAGTCAACAAAGAAAGAACCACTTATATTTATCATAACCACTGAAGGGACAACCATCGGTGGTTTTTTAGATAATAAACTAGACTATGCACGTAAGATGCTAAAAGGTGAAATACAAGACGAAAGAGTCCTGCCCTGGTTATACACACAAGACTCAACCAAAGAAATATATGAAGATCAGTCAACATGGCAAAAGTCAAATCCGAGTCTTGGTGTAGTAAAACTAAGCCATTATTTAGAAGATGTCATGAATAAATCAAAACATGACCTATCCACAAGAGTTACCATGCTTTGTAAAGATTTTAATATCAAGCAAGCAGATAGTGGATCATGGCTGTCGTTTGATGATCTAAACAATGAAGACACTTACTCAATTGATGAATTGCGTGATTCTTATGCAGTTGGTGGTGTGGACTTGTCATCAACAACTGATTTAACTTCAGCAGTTCTAGTTATCCAAAAAAGAGATAGCAACAAGAAGTATGTCATTCCACATTTCTTTATGCCGAGTGAAGTCGTAGAAAAAAGAATTAAAGAAGATAATGTTCCATATGATATTTGGATAAAGAAAGGCTTTGTGACTTTAACTGAAGGCAATCAAAACGATTTTAGTTTAGTCACTCAGTGGTTTATGAAGATGATTCAAACATATGGTATTAGACCTTTGTGGGTTGGGTTCGACCCTTGGAACTCTCAGTATTGGATTAAAGAAATGGAAGACTTAGGATTCAATATGGATAAAGTTAGACAGGGAATTTACTCTTTATCTGAACCCATGAAAATCCTAGAAGCGGACTTAAAGAATAACTTAGTAAACTATAATAACAACCCAATCTTAAAATGGTGTCTTTCTAATACACAAGCGAAGGTAGACTTAAATGGAAATATCCAACCGTCAAAGCTGAACTCAAAATACAAGCGTATTGATGGAACAGTAGCCTTAATCATTGCTTATGTTATTTTAAATAGATATAAAACAGATTATGAGAATATGCTATAGGAGGTTCAAATGGGCTTAATTAAAAGAAAAAGTAAAACTGGATCATTTGATGCACTCCAGTTAATTAGCAATTTTAATACATTTTATACACCATTTGGATCTAACATTTCAAATAGTGATGTCGTTAAGATATGTATTGATCGAGTCGCCAGCCAATGTGCGAAACTCAAACCAAGATTTATAAAAACCGAAAACGACAAGACAGTAACCGAGAAAAAAGGTAGGCTTTCTTATCTTTTGAAGTATAAACCAAATGAAATCATGACACCATATGACTTCATCTACAAAACGATAACCTTGTTATTGCTTAACGATAATGCATTTGTCTATCCAAAGTTTGATAAAGATACAGGTGAACTGAAAGGTATCTATCCATTACGACCTATCACAGTTGAAATCATCGTGGATAATTCTGATGCTTACTTCATTAAGTTTTTATTTGATAATGGTGAATCGTATATTCTTCCTTATGATAACGTGATTCATTTAAGGCGACATTTTGGACAAAACGATATCTTTGGTGGAACTGGATCAACTGGAGACCATGAAGCAATCCTTAAAACAATATCCATCAATGATAGCTTACTTCAGGGAATCGATAATGCAATCAAATCTTCCATGCAAATAAAAGGTATATTGAAGATGAATGGGATGTTATCAGAAACCGACAAGAAGAAACAAAGAGAACTATTCGATGCTGCACTATCAGAATCGGTAAGTTTAAAGGGAAGTTCGATTATTCCGATTGATTTGAAATCAGAATATATACCCTTAGATGTTGATCCGAAACTGATTGATAAGGATACACTTGAATTCTTACAAGCAAAAATCCTAGATTATTTTGGAGTATCAGTTCCAATTTTCACGAACAAATACACTGAAGATGAATATAACTCATTCTATGAGTCAACGATTGAGCCTTTAGCTATTCAACTTAGCGAGGCTTTTTCTTTAGGTCTATTAACAGATAATCAACTAGAACGTGGAGAACAGATTATCTTTTATAGTGAAAGATTGCAATACGCATCATGGAATACAAAAGTTAATGCTATTGAGAAACTCATGAGTCTTGGTATTATGTCACTTAATGAATCGAGAGCTCTTCTAGGATTAGAACCTATTGAAGGTGGAAACAAACGACTACAATCATTAAACTTTGTCGATGCAGATAAAGCAAACCAATATCAAGTTGGAACGGAGGAACCAATAGATGAAAATAACAGTTAATGGAAAGATATCAGAAGATGCATTAAAAGTCATCTTAGAAACACAAAAAGCAAAAACGATTATCATTGATGATTATTGCAAAAAAGAAAAACTCGAGTCTCTTTACTATAAAGACTCTGAGCTTGAATACGAATATCAAAAACAAATAACATCTAAACCAAAGAAAGTAGAGGTAAGAAACAATGATCAAGGAAACTAGACTCGCTGATGTTACGCTTCATGAAGAAGAAAACAAAATGATATTAGAGGGCTATGCACTAGTCTTTAATAATGAAACATTAATTGGTGATGAAGAATATGGTTTCATTGAAGAAATCGATTCAAGAGCACTATCACAAACTAAAATGAAGGATGTCCCAATGAAATACAATCATATGGACTCCTTTTTAATTATCGCAAGAACCAAGAACCAATCATTATCGCTTACTGTTGATAGTGTTGGGCTTAAAGTTCATGCAGAATTACTGGATACCAATACGAACCAGGACATTTACAAAATGGTTAGAAGTGGCTTGTTGGATAAGATGAGTTTTGCTTTTACTGTAGATGAACAAGTATGGAATCGTGAAGGTAGAATTCCAAAAAGAACCATTACGAAGATAGAACGCTTGTATGATGTGTCTGTTGTGGATACACCAGCATATGATGCAACTAGTATATACGCTCGTTCTTTAGAATCTATGGAGTTAGAACTAAAGGCTATGGAGTTAGCTGAGCAAGAAGAAAAAACGAGTATTATCAAAAAACGTATCAAAATTAAAACCCAAATTTAAAAGGAGAAAGAAAACATGAATTTAGAACTTAGACGAAAAGAAATCGAGTCAAGACTGACTGAAATCAGAGGTCTTGTCGATAATGAAACAGATATTACAAAACTTGAAGGATTCGAGACTGAAACGACTGAACTTCAAGAAGAACGCAGTGTGATTGATAAGAAAATGGCAATTGCTAGTAAAGCTGAAATCAAACCTATCATCATTGATAACCGCACACAAATCGATAAAGAAAAGCTTGAAAAACGAGCTTCAAATTTACGCGAAAATCGTGTGATCCAAGTATCAAGTGAAGAGATCTTACTACCAGAGTATACCGCTTCAGGATTAGCACCAGTACCATTTGCTCAAGTTTCAACACTTGTGGATCGCGTCAATGTCATCAATCTTAATGGTGGAGAGACTTACAAGAAATCATTTATTAAAAGTAATGGCATTGCTGGAACAACGCTTGAAGGGCAACCTTACAGTGAAACAGAACCAGCATTTGGTTATTTGACAATTTCAAAAGTAAAAATCACTGCTTATACAGAAATCACAGAAGAACTTGAAAAATTGCCTGCAATTCCTTATCAAGCTGAAGTATTACGTAACATCAATATTTCACTTAAAAAGAAAATCAGCGAACAAATCCTACGTGGGGCAGGAACAACGAATACTTTTACAGGTATCTTTAGTGATGCAGCTGTAGCTCTTGCTGATAAAGCAGCACTTGAAATTGAAGCGATTACGGATTCAACTCTTGATGATATTGTCTTTGCCTATGGTGGAGATGAAGAAGTCGAAGGTGGAGCAGTCCTTATCTTGAATAAGAATGATTTACGTGCATTTGCAGGACTTAAAACATCTGAAGGACGAAAAGTCCATACGGTAGATTATGTCAATAAAACCATTGATGGCATTCCTTATATCATCAACTCTCATTGTAAAGCTATCTCAGATAGTAATACAAGTGCTGGTGAATATGGTATCGCTTATGGTGCACTTAAGAACTATGAAGTTCCAGTGTTCTCACCAGTTGAAATTGGTAAGTCTACAGACTACAAGTTTAAAGACGGAATCATCAGCTACAAAGCATCAGTATTTACTGGTGGTAACGTAGTGGGTTATAACGGTTTTTTAAGAATTAAAAAGAAAGCCGCAGCCTAATAGCTCCGGTTAGTTGTTGAAGTAAGAAAGGATTGATCTCATGGCAATATTAGACATTGTAAAAAAAGCACTACTTATACCACTATCAGAAACATTTGCTGACGATGAGTTATCCACTCACATAGGTAGCTGTAAATCATATCTTACGAGTTGTGGGATTGATCCTTCTTACATCAATGACGAAACAAATCCGATGGTAAGCACCGTCATCATTATCTATGTGAAGACCTTCTTTGGATTTAAGAATGATGGTAGTGCAAAAGAACTACCGAAGACATTTGATATGTTAGTAGGTCAAATTGCACTTACCAAAGGAGTGGCAGAAAATGTATCCTAATTCACCAAACATCAGAATAAAGCTATTAAAAATGGAAATGGTTCAAAATGCGATTGGTTCATCAACATATCAGCTTCAAAACGCAAAAGAAGTCATTGGTATTAACATCAGCATTACTTCAAACGAATACTATGAAAGCAAACGCTCAGACATTAAGATTGATAACGCATTAAAAATTCAAAGCTTTTTGTATGATAATAGCAAATACGCTGAAGTTGCTGGAGATATTTACAAGATTGAGAGAACCTATCAAATCGGACAGTTTATTGAACTCTACTTAAGCAAAACAAAGATCAGAAAGAGTGATGTCATTGGTTACGCTTGATGAACTTGGATTTGCTATTTCTAATATGGTCGAAGATTACGCACAAGAGGTTATTCTCGCACTTGAAAAGAAACTTGATGAAACAGCAGAAGAAATTGTGAAGTATATAAAAACACACGCTCCAAGAAGTGGTGGATCAAAAGCATTCGCTGATTCATTTGTTGCAGAAGCTCAAGGTAGTGGTATCAATAAATCGGTATCTATTTTTTCAAGTGAGAAAGGGAAACTAACACACTTGCTTGAGTTTGGATTTACACACCGAAGTGGTAAGTATGTAGGCCCAAGACCATTTATGCGACCAGCTTATGAGTTATTAACACCTAAAATGTTAGAAGACATCAAATCAATTATTGAAAAGGGTGATAGCTAATGCAACAAATACTAGAAGACCTATTTGAAACGTTGAATTCGGTATTGCCTGGCAAGGTATCTTATGGAACAAGAGTAGGATTAGAGAATGATCCGAACTATATCATCTATCAAGAATTAAATAATCGAACCATAGTCTATGCAGATGATAAGGCATTAGCAAAGGTAGCAACATTTCAAGTCAGTTTAATTACTGAAAAAAAGAATCTATCTATAGAAGAACAATTAGAAGCATCCCTCTATTTTGCGGGATATGAATTTGAATTATTATCTGAATTCATCAATGAAGATGGATCAGTTAACAGAGTATATGAAATCAAACAGGAGGTATTTTAAATGAGTAATAAAGTAACATTTGGTTTAACAAACGTACACTATGCACTCGCAACTCAAGCAGAAGATGGTAGTTGGACCTTTGCAACACCTAAGCGTTTAGAAGGCGCACAAGAAATAACAACTGAAGCAATCGGTGGAAGCACACAGGTTTATGCAGATGATAAAGTAATTGCAACCCTAGTATCTAATTCTGGAACAACAGTCACTCTTAAATTTACAGAGGTTGATGATGTGTTTAAGAAGGATATCTTTGGGGTTTTAGAAGATACAAATGGAAACCTAGTAGAGGTAGTAAATAGCGAAACAAAGACCTTTGCACTAGGTTATGAGATTCAAGGCGATATCAAAGCAAGACGTATTTGGTATTTCTTATGTACAGCGACGCCATCTGGCGATGCAAGTAAATCGAAAGCCGATTCAATTGAAGCTAACTCAATCACACTAAACATTACAGCAAGACCAATCGAGTCTGGAGATAATCTCATTCTAAGAGTGATTGCTGGAGTGGGAGATACTAACTACACGTCATTCCTTACGACAGCACCAGCTTTACCAACATTTAATTAAGGAGATCACTATATATGGAAAAGACACTCAAGTTGGGTGAAAAGGAGTACCATCTTCATTCATCATTATTTACGATTATTGATTACCGTAATGTTTTCTCAACTGAACTATTTAGTGATATCAAAAAACTAGAAAAATCAAATAGCAAAAAGGAAGAAGACTTATCGACTGTGATTGATACGATCTTTCGCATTATCTATGTACTTCATCGACCTTTTTACAAACAATCATACAATGACTTTCTGATGTCGCTTGATTTTTCTATTTTAAGTAATCAAAGTGAGCTTGAAAATCTAACGAATACGATAGGTGAAATGCTCGGCACGTTTCAAAAAGGAAACACACCCCAGCCAGACATCAAAAGCAAATGATACAAACATCACAGCAAATATCATATTCAATCTCGCTCATTTAGGAATTTCAATTGAAGATACTAAGCATTTTGATTTAGATACATATTTCGATATTGTTGAACTTGAAATGAATGTCATCAATGGGAAACAATCAACAAAACGAGCTACACAAAATGATATTGATAAATTCCTACTATAGTATGTTATAATAGCAGTAAGAGGTGACTATTATGTTTAGACTAAAAGAGGTAAAATATAAAGACATTTTAAACATCGATGATTTAACCATTAAACAAGGGAAAATCACATGTATTGTTGGGGAGAGTGGCGCGGGTAAGTCTACCCTTTTAAAACTGCTAAATAAAATGATTTCACCTGATGAAGGTGAGATTGTGTATAAAGATAAAAAGTTAAAAGATTATGATGCGGTTGCATTAAGAAAAAGCGTTATTTACTTATCACAAAAACCTTATATCTATAAAAAAACAATTAAGGATAATTTAATGAAAGCAGCTTCTTTTCATCGCTTGAATGTTACTGATGAAACGATGGAAAAGATGCTTAAACAAGTGAAATTAACCCAATCTTTAGGCCATGATGCAAGCAAACTATCAGGTGGAGAAGCGCAACGTCTTGCGCTTGCAAGAGTGATGTTGCTTAAAGGTGAGGTTTATATAATGGATGAACCATCAAGTGCATTAGATGATGAAACTGAAGATTTAGTGATTTCAATGGTTGTTGATTTTGTTAAAAAAAACCAGTTGAGTTTGGTGATGATTACACACTCTAAAGCGGTTGCTAAAAAATATGGTGATATTTTGATTGAAATTGCCAAGGGTGAAGTGAAAGGGGTTGAGTCGCTTGAATAATGATACAATCATTCAGCTTAGTGTTTGGCAAGTTTTATTTGGCTATGTCTTTGTTGTTTTTATTTTATGGATTTTAAATAGGCGTGGCATTAAAAGAGAAAAAACGTTGATACTTGCAACCCTTAGAATGACGGTGCAGCTTGTTGTAATGGGCCTTCTTTTAACAGCAATCTTTGATAACCCATCGCCCTTTGTGACATTTGGTGTTGTTTTATTAATGGTAGGGTTCAGTGTTTTAACAGTGTTTAGAAAGTTTAAGGATGATCTAACCCCATCTTTAAAAAAAGTTATTATGCTTAGTTTACCCACTGGTGGACTCATTGCGTTATTTTATTTTGTGTTTATTGTTGTACAAATTGAGCCGTATTATAACCCTCAATACCTTATTCCAATGACTGGGATGATTATTGGTAATAGCATGACAGGACTCACACTTGGTATTCATACGTTACTCAATAAATTTACGGATCAAAAAGATGAAGTGATTGAGTCGTTAGTATTAGGTGCAACACCAAAAGAAGCAAGCCATGATATCATTAATCAAGCATTCGATTCAGCTATCATGCCGACCCTTAATAATATGCTGGGGATGGGGATCATTTTCTTGCCTGGTATGATGACTGGACAGATTTTATCTGGTGTTGTACCAACGACTGCTATCATGTATCAAATTGGGGTTATGCTTGGAATCTTAGGTGGTGTATCATTAAGCACTTATATATTTTTAATTTTTGGATATAAAACATTTTTTAATCAGGATTCACAATTAATTGATGGATAATAGGTGACTATTATGCAAAAAACAAAACCATGTCCAAAATGTAATGTGAATGGCGAACTGGTAAGTAATGTTACAGTTAAAAGCTTAACTAGCATAGAATCCATTGAGGTTAATCAAGATTATTATTTATGCTTAAACCCAACATGTGATGTTGCTTATTTTTCTGGTGAAGAAAATATGATAATGCAAACTGATGTTAAAGTTCCGATTTGGTACAAGGAAGATGCTGATCCAAAATATATTTGCTATTGTAGTAAAGTAGAAAAAGCTGAAATTGTTGATGCGATAGTGAATAAAGAGTGTGATACAGTAGGAAAGGTTGTAAAAAATACAAACGCGATGAAAAACAGTGATTGTGTTCACAAAAGTCCTACTGGTAAATGTTGTAGTAGACAAATAAACGATTTAATAAATGATTATAATAATTAAAATGTTCTTTATAATAACACGTCAAATCTGATGTGTTTTTTTATGCATTGGAGGTGGAAACATCGCAGAAACAGTAAAAGGACTCAATATCAAACTTAGCCTTGATGGTAGAGATTTAGAAAATGAGCTTAAAGATATTAAAAAGGATCTTAAAGAACAAAATAAAGATTTAAAAGCTATTAATGCTAATCTAAGATATGATAGTTCTAATCTTGATTTATGGAAATCAAAACAAGATAAATTAAATAGTATTTTACAAACAACAAAGAAAAGATTAGATACACAAAATCTAGAACTTGAAAAAGCCAAAAAAGCAGTTCAGATTGGTGACATGAGTCAAGATGAGTTTAATAAGCTCAAACGTAATGTCCAATATACAGAAGCTGAACTCGGAAAACTGAATGGCCAACTAAGTAATACAAACAATAAAATTAAAGAATTAAGTAACGCCAAGTTTGATAAGATTGGAAAACTTGGTTCTACACTGACAAAATCTGTAACAGTTCCTATCTTAGGAGCCGTTTCTGCATTAACAGCGTTTTCGATTAAGACTGCTTATACTGCAGATGAGATTGGTGATACTGCAGAGAAGATTGGTTTATCAGCTGAAGCATTTCAAGAGTGGAATCATACCGCAACTATATTAGGGGTTTCCACAGAAAGAATGGAACGAGCGTTTGTTAAGGTTAATGGTATCTTAGGTGATATTGCGACTGGCAATGGTGATAAGTTTGCGGATAGTCTAGGCTTAATTGGACTAACTGTTGATGATTTAAAAGGTAAAAATGCGGATGAAGCATTCTTACTGATTAGAGATGCTTTAAGTAAAGTGGAAGATGAAGCAGTAAGACTAGGTGTGGCCAATGATTTATTAAGTGAAAGAGTCGCAGCTGATATTATTCCGGTTTTATCTAAAGAAGCAGAAGTTATAAATGACTTAAGACAAGAAGCAAGAGAACTTGGTATTGTGACAAATGAACAAGCTGCACAAGCTGGTGAGTTTACAGATGCCCTAGATAGAACCAAACAAGCCTTATCTAGTCTTGCAGTTGATATTGCTAGTACACTTATGCCTGTGATTCAAAACTTAATCATCAAAGTCAGAGATGAAATGATACCTGTCGTTAAAGACTGGATTGCAAAATGGAATAGTCTAGATTCAGATACAAAGAAAATGATCGCAACCCTTATAGGATTAGTTGCGGCTATTGGTCCAGTACTCGGGGTTGTTGGTAAGGTTGGACCACTCTTAAATATTGTGGCTATGACGCTTAAAGGTGTGGGTGCTGCTGGGCTTTTTGCAGGTGCAGGTATAAACTTTGCCACCCTTGGTATAGGCGCGCTCATCGCCATTTTAGCCCTTGCTTTATTTCAAAGTGAAGAGTTTAGAGCACTTCTTGATAGACTCATGGAAACATTTATGTTGTTGCTACCTCCGATCATGATGATCGTTGATGCACTCCTTACTGCACTAGAGCCTATTCTTGATGTGATTATTGATTTAGTTGTGATGCTTGTTGATTTATTAGTACCTATCTTAGATGTTTTACTCATGCCACTGATTATGCAAGTGACAATGTTTGCTGAGATATTAGAAGCACTGGCACCTTTGATTACTACTTTAGGTCAAGTCTTACAAGCCATATTAGTTCCAGCAATCAAAGTTTTAAAGACAGTCTTAGATCCTGTGCTAAATGTTGTACAAAAAATCGTGGAGTTTATTCAAAAAATATTTGAGTGGATTGGTGAATTACCATCAAAAATTGGTGATTTTGGAGGGAAAGTCAAAGATACCTTTTCAACTGTCACAGATGGTATTTCAAACATAGCGAATAAAGTAACTGATGGCATTAGTGATTTTGCATCGAATGCAGCAGATAAAGTCAGTGGATTCTTTGGAGGCATTGGTGGATTCTTTGCAGACACCTTTAATTTAAAAGGATCAAGTACTGTCAATAACTCAAACTCTAACACTTCAACAAGCAATACAAACAACATTACCATCAACACAACATCTCCGACATTTGATATTGATTCAATCAATAAAGCATTAGGAGGTAGTGTCATATGATAAGACAATTTTATATAGAAAATAAATATGGCGATACGTATTATTTCAATCATCAGAAACAAACACTGATTTCACAAGTCAGTGGACTGGGTTATACATTAGATTTGAAGTACCTAGAATATCAAAACTACTATGCACGTTCTGAATATAATATTCCACTTACTGAGATTTCAATGACACTTGTCTTTTTGAAAGGGTATCAAGGCTATAAAGGTTTTGTTGATTTTATAAGTCAAAGCAATGATAATATCAAACTCTACTATCAAACTGATGCCTTCAAAGCATACTGCTATGTAGATATCGCAAGCCTAGCAAAAGCAGAACTTCTGGCAGGAACCATTCAAAGCAGTATCGTCTTTAAAAAACTATCACTATGGCTTAGAGAAAAAACCTACGAGATTATCGCTAATGGTTCATCAAGTGGTAAAGTATATCCCTATAGTTATCCCTATTACTATTCAAGCTCATACGAAGGCAAGGTATATATTAGAAATGAAGGACTAAACGATGCACCTATTGTTATTGAAATGATAGGAAGTGTTGTTGATCCAGAAGTACTTATAAAAAAGAATGGTGAAGTTGTTTCAACGCTACGTTTATATTTAACTGCAGAAAATATAACATTAACCATTAATTCAATTCCAAGCAAGCAACAAATCATCATGGACGAGTCAGGTGTTGTCACCGATATCTATGGGCTTCAGGATTTTGAAGAGAAGAACTTTATATTCCTAGACTATGGTGATTACGAAATCGAATTCAAACCTGGTGTTGCAACCGAAACGATATGCAGGGTTACTGTGATTGAAGGGTATCTTGGTATCTAATCATGAAACTACTATTCTTAGATCGGAGTACCTTGCAGTATAAAGACAACGCCTATATTAGCTCGCAGTATGAACTTGTCTTGGATATGGTTCTTATCAAACGTTCAACTTTCAAGGTTAACAAAACTAATATTAATTGCACGATTGGCGACATTGTGATTTTGCAAAACGATAGTTATTCATATATTGGTATCCTAGAAAGTATTGAACTAATTGATGATTATTCAACAAGTATTAAGTCTCTCGATTTTAGAGAGATTTTTAATTTAGAAATACCAGCAGTAAGTTTCACCGGTGATTTGGCAGATTACCTATACCAGATTATAACGAACTACTTCAAAAATAATACTGATCAAAAACAGAACTTATCTTATTTGACTATCAGCAAAGAAACAAGTGTTACAGGAAGTCTAAGCTTTGATTCCGATAACATTATCAATATGTCAAAAATATTCGAGCTTGTTTCTAAAGGTTATGGTATCAGTTTTAGTACCGGTGTCACCTACTTACGAGGTCGTATTACAGGTATAACTTTTCGTATAGTCAGTGTGAATCAAGGTATGGTTATTAGAAGTGACTTCTCGTCTATCTTAAATGTTGTAACAAATGATTCTACAAGTCAGCTTGTCAATAAGATTGTCTTTTATCCAAGAAGTGATAACCAAATCTATCAAAGTATTAAAACGTATTATTTACTTACAACTGGTGACATCACAGAAGATTCAGATGCAGATGATAGATATACAAGTGTTATGGCTAAAAGTTATATCTATACCGATAATGACTATGAAACTTTAGAAACAAAAGCAAGAAGTGAAATGGTCACATCCAAGCTTGACCACAATATCACTTTTATGATTGATATGAAGAATAAGATATTTGTTCCTTTTAACAATATAAACTTAGGGGACTATGTATCATTTATTCATAAAGGCAAAACCTATGAATCAGTGATTACAGGTATCACATTCAAAGATTCGATGAATTTTGCAACGATTACGTTAGGAGAGTATCGAGTGAAGTTAACAGAAAAAATACAACTACTAAGTAAAAGCACAAGTAGTGGCACAACAAGTAATATTACAATAACCAATTCAGACGTCGATGGAGGTGAGTTCTGATGGGATTACAAAAAATAACATTTGAAGGTGGTAATGTCACGTCGAAAATTGACTCAGACTTATACCACTTTTTATTTTCAAGTGATGTTGGCATATTAAAAGGACTCAAAAATGAGATCAGTTATACTTTAGCAAATAATACGATTACATTTAGTGATGGTTATGTTTCAGTTTATGGAAGGATTATATATATTGAAAATCAGACAACCATTGGTGTAACACCCGATTCAAGTAAGTTTGGGTATGTAGTGTTAGGAATTAACACATCGAATGATATCGTTAGTATCTATCTAAAAGAACAGGTTGGAAGTTATCCCACACTAAACACAACCAATTTACTAACAACAGATGGTCTATATGAATTAGTTCTATGCTCTTATTCAAAAACAACGACATCGGTAACCTTAACAACTTATTCAAGAAAACTGATAACCAATGATAAAACTCGGGTGGACACATTAGGCGATGAAGTATTTAATCAATATCTACCAGTTAGAAAATCATTAACATTGGTATCAGCTGGGACATATCGTTTTTCTGGAACCAACTCAGTAGAGTTAAGTCAAGCAGTTTTATATGCTGTGATAAACGGGCATACGGTTGTTACATTTCCAGGAGAGCTTTTGTTTATTATTGTAGGTTCTAATACATCAGTTACTTATCGATATGGATCTGGTGATTATTCATTAGGTATTTCTTATGAAAATGGTGTAGTGACATTAACAACATCGAACTCATCACATTTGATAACAAGTTTATTCATGAAAAAATAGGAGGAAAATAAATGGCAACGATTCAAATAAAAAGAAGAACAACTGCAGGAACTGGACCACTAACTGGAACAACAGGTACAGTCAAAGCAGGTGAACCGCAAGTTGATTTTAGTGGAGAGCATCTCTATATAGCAAAAGCGGATAAAGTGGCGAGTGTTTCAGTACCACTTGCAGAAGCAGATTATTTAAAGATTCCTGGTGTTGCAAAAGTAGATTCACAAATCGATACAAAGATTACAGCTTTAAGTTTAGGAACTGCATCGACTAAAAATACAGGTACTGGTAATGGCAATATTCCAATACTTGATGCCAATGGTAAGTTAGCAGATAGTGTTGTACCAAAAATCGCATTAACAAATACTTTTGTGGTAGCAAGTCAAACAGCAATGCTTGCTTTATCTACCGCACAAGAAGGCGACGTTGCCGTTAGAACGGACTTAAACAAATCCTTTATCCTTAAGGCGACTCCCTATTCAACGCTCGCAAACTGGCAAGAACTCTTGACACCAACCGATGCAGTAACAAGTGTTAATGGTTCAACTGGTGCAGTGACCATTTCGCTTTCTGGACTCGGTGGTGTTTCATCAACGACTTACAATACACACGTTTCTTCAAATCTTCACTTAACAGATGATCAAAGAACAATCCTTACTAACTTTATTGATAAGGTTATTTATGGATCAGATGGTATGTCAGTTGCGGCTTCTGATACAGCATTTTCAAGTGCAGTCATTGGCGATGGGCTTGTCTTATATCCTGTAGTAAATAACGATTATGTACCAAAACGAGTTTCATATATGATTGGTATTGATTCATCCAAAGTATTACAACCTTCATCGATTATTGATGGTGGAACATACTAATGGCTATCATTAGAGTGAAGCGTGGAACTACGACTCCGACTACGTCAAATTTGTCCTATTTAGGTGAACTAGCATTTGATTATAGTAGTGAAACACTCTATGCAAGAGGCATTTCATCAGTTGTGAAAATCGGTGGAGCATTAGAGAAAGTTTATTCCTACGAAGGGTATGCCTACTATCACAGTTTAGTCTATCCCTTTGATCCCGACTATATTTATAAAGTACATGTGATTGCTTCAACTTATGGAAGTTCTGTTGATACATCGGACACTTATATTTATTACAGAACTTCAGGTTTATCGTATTTATACGGTTCTTATATAAGTCACCAAGTAAATACTGAGGACACAACCCACGATGTTAGAACAGGTGAAAACACAACTGCACAGTATATTGAAGATAGTTTTGTTTCTGGTACGACAATTACAAGTGGAACAACCAAAGTCATTGATTTTGAAATATCACCAACATTTAGATCATCCTTATCCGATACAGAGCAATGGGTAGCTTATGGAAAAGAAGTCACTACATTATCAGGGCAAGGTAATGCATCTATTAAAATGGTTGATTTTGCACACTCAGTAAATGGTGCATTAGGATCACTTTATATTAATCCAGGTATGTCAATTGGATCACCTGATAGCATTTCAGTTACTATATTTAGAATGAAAAGAAAGTAGGAAAGCATATGGCAATTATTAAAGAACTAGACACAAAATTTGGCATTGGTGCATCATACCACCGTATCACCGCATTTAACATTAGCTATTCAAGTAAAAAGATTACGATTTGTGTTGCATCATATCTATCTAAAGAAGCACGTGCAAATAAAAGCATACCGATTGAAGAATTAGATATCGCCATTCCATTTTCTGATTTTTCATCATTTTTAAATGTTAATCCAATAGTTCAAGGTTATGAATGGTTAAAACAAAACGTAATAGGGTTTGAAGATGCAGTAGATGATTTTGACATCGTTGAACCACCTTTACCAGAACCAGTGATCGAAGGTGATGTAGATGAATGATATTGTTAAAATGGTGGAAGGTATATTTCCAGGAACCACTATTCTATTAGTTTATTATAGTGGATCCATTGCATACGGTTTAAATAATGAATTCAGTGATAAGGATATAACCGTCGTTTTAGATAATTTCAAAGGCAATATGCAGCTTGATCTTGGTGAGTATGATTTCTTTGTATTTTCAAAGGAAAGGTTTATCCAAAGACAACAATTTGATGAATCAATTATTGCTTACCACAAAGCAGCAGCCGATGACGTTATGAATTTAGACGAAACAGCAATCTATATCAATCCAGATTTTCAAGAAACATTAGAGCATTTACTATCTTATGATCACAAAACGTTTATGCTCAATCATATCCATTCAGAAGTTGAGTACGGTCGAATGCGCTATAACATTAAAAAGACGCTTAAATCACACTATCATGTATTTAGAATTCGTGGCATGGTAGATCACTTCGATAAGACTGGTGAATACGAGCTTGTAGTTGAAGAACCATGGAACAGTAAAATGCTCGATTTCAAAATGAACTGGAATACAGATGACGCAAAGAAATACGAAGATGAAATATTAGAACAGCTTGATTACTTAGAAAATTACCGAAATGAGATGATGCAAGATGGATTGGGAAAATATAGCGAGCCTATTTAGAATGGAAAACTTAATCTATTGGATCGTGACTATGGTCGTAGTGATACTTACCACAATCAAGCAATTTAACAGACAAGAAAAAACCAACAAATCAAAAAATGATGAGATTATTGGTAACTTGCAGAAAATTGAAAAACAAAACGTCAAAATGATCAACTTGTTAGAATTACACTCACAGGATATCAAGACATTAAAAAAAGATGTCAATATCTTAGAACATCGAGTTTCACGTTTAGAAGATTCACATGTCAACATCTACAAACATTTAGGAGGAAAAGAAAATGACAACACTTGATATTATTTTACTTATTGTAGCTTTATTTTTATTAGCGCTTTATGTAACATCAAAAATAGGAAAAGATCAGTCAATAAATGATGTGATCAAAGAAGTTAAAGAAGATTTGAAAAACACTGCTGAAAATGTATCTGAGCTTGTTAGTAAAGCAAAGGAGGTCGTTTTTGATGAAAGTGTACAAAAAACCATCAAAGAATTCATATTAATCGTAGAAGAAAAGAATCGCATCGCAAAAGACAAAGGTGAAGCATTCTTAGCTGGTGATGATAAGAAACTAGCCGTTGTACAAAGGTTAAGTGAATGGGTAAGCAACATAACAGGTTCAACTGAAAAAGCAGTAGAGTTTGTCGAATCTAATCAGTCTAAGATTGAATCGATTATTGATGACTACATATCCTTTAGTAATAAGATGCAAGGCGATTAAGCCCTTATAATTGTGTAAAAAGAAAATGAGCCACAAACTCATATCCTCGGTTAGAATATAAGTGACAAACAAATACCAAACCGAGGAGGATGAAATCCATGGCTCAGTTTAATATTACCC